ATCAGAATAATCGAATATAGGGGTGGAAGATTTAGAACCAAAATACGATTCAATCAAAACTTTGATAGCGTCAGCCCATCCTTCAATAGAGTCACCGATAAGGTATCTTCTAGTTCTATTTGTGTTTGGTTTTTTAATTTCTGGTAATTTATCAACATGATGTCTTTGTACCGAATAACCAACCCCTGTACCACCTAATAGTAAAAACATCGCTTCAGCGAAAGAATCCGTATGGTCAATTGGCATGTATGCACAATTGTAAATTCTGTTCGGTGAAATTTCAATTGGTTTTCCGCCAAATTGAAGACTTCTCATTGAGGGTAAAACTTTTTTATCATATACTAATTTATATACCTTTTCAATTTCATCTTTAATTTGTGGATATTTTTTTTGGTGCATTTCTTTATTTCTTGTCACCAATTCTTCCCACGTTTCTCTTCTGTTTAACTCAGGAACATACTTAGCGTATTTCATGTGGACTGTTATGTCTGAGAGTATTTTACTTGAAATCTCCATTTTTAATAATTTTTTAGAAAATTTGTAATTTTTTAATTGTTTTGTTTTTGTAACTCTTTTGCTCTTTGTATTCTATCACGTGTATGTGCTTCTTTTTTCTCCTCTTGTTTCTTTTCGTACCCTAAGAATGTGTTTGAGGATTCTGTGTCTATATACACCCTACCGTTATCAAATGTACAGTCTTCGAATACAACACCATCACGACCAAAACGTGATTTTAAGACTGCTATTGTAGCTCTACCAGATTCTTTTTGTGGAAGAGTTCTTGCTATTGACATAATGAAGTGTCCGATTTGAGCTTTCTTAATTGAACCTCCCATTTGGTCACCTGTAACAACATCGGAACTAATAGAACTTCTATTACCCTGTACTGCTGTCCAACCTACCATACCAAATTCACTTAACATAGATTCAAAACCTCTCATAACGTTACCTTCACCAGACCATTCATCACTATACTGACGTGTTGATTCAACACAATCGATATAGTCTAAAATTATCATGTCAGGTTTAAAACCATTAGAAATTTCATGTCTAACAAAAGATTTTATTGTTTGCATGGTTGTTCCCTCAGATGAAAATTTTCTAATTTTGAGGTCATTGTTACGGTTAAAAGTTACTTCTTTGTGTTTAGCTAAAACTTCTTCTTTTCGGTCAGCTAATTCATTTAAATTAATACCTGACCAACACGCTAAATGTTTTCTTTTAATAACATCAGGCATGTCTTCAAATACTATTTGTAAAACATTATAACCTTCATTGTAAGCCGTATTAGCTAATTTTGTTAATATGGTGGTCTTCCCAATCCCGTATGGGGCTAAAATAACACCTAACTCACCTTTAGACAAACCACCATCGGTTAAATTATCAATACCACTTATTCCTGTCGGAATTGGGTGTCTAAAGTCTTTTTCTAACACTGCTTCAATGTTTTCGGTGATGGAAGTACCGTCATCTTTTTCGGAACCTACAGCTAAAGCTTCTCTTAAAATTTCAGCACAAGTTTCATAGTTGTCAAACTCACCATTATCAACAATCTTGTTAATTTTTTCATTGGCTTTTTTAAGTTCTTGTTGTCTACAGAAATTTAAAGCTTTACCCTGAATAAATTCCCAATCTGTTACAACCAAATTACGAATTTCATTTAACATTTCAAATACATAGTCCTGAGTTACTTTGTCTTTAATCTCCATTCTAAAAATGGTTTCTAAAGTGTCGTAAGCTGGAACTTTTTCGTACTTCTCATAGTAGTCTTTAATTTGGGCTACTATGAGACGAAAATATTCATTATCGAAATACTTGGCGTGTACAATGTCGATAATTCTGTCAGAAAATTTTTTATTCGCTGGATGTAAGAGTTGGTTAATTAATTCGGTTTGAAACTTATAACCGAGATACCCTAATGTAACATTTTTACCCATCTTCTTACTTTGTATATTCATAAATAGTGATTACAATTTTATGCTTGCGTATTCCACAGTAAAATTTTCTTGACCTAATGTTTCTTGAATACGAGATATAATCTTAGAAATTAATTCACGAATATCAACACTATATCTAACTCTTTGTGGGTAAACATTACCAGTAAAACGTTTAGCTATAATAGTTTTTTCATCTATTCTAATTTCAAAATCAAAAATATCTTCTTTTTCATAGATTGGTGTTCTGTTAATTTGTTCTTCTGTTTGTTTTTCGTATGGGTTAAATTGGTTCCATAAATAATCTATGGCTTTTTCTTTTAGTTGTTCTTGTATCATACCTGTACAATCATCCACACAGTCGTATAAATCTAAAGAGTTTACCGATTTGGTGTTAAAATTTTTTACAGAAAAGTAACGTTGGCAAATAATATTGCCATTAATCTTTAATAAGAATTCAAATTTTTTCATAGTTTTGAGTTTTTGTAGTTTGTTTTTTCTTTTTTGGATAGTTTTATAAAGGGTTCTAAAAAATTTACATAACCATTTTCACCACCAGGTATAGCGTACATAACACCGTCTTCAAACATCATTTTTAATACGTTTTTATAATCACGACCTTCGGGGTTTAATGGTAAATTAATAAGATTTAAAACTTCTTCTTTAGCCTCATCCGTTAAAAGTGGTTGTTGTAGATCTATTATTATTTTATTTATTTCATATACATTACCTTTGTGACATCCTTTAGTTTTACCTTCCAATATTGATTCAAATATCTTTAAATTTTTTTCTTCTTTCAAGGTTTTACTACGTTCAAATATCTCTTCTAAGGTAATTTTTTTATCTTTTATTTCAGGGAAATGGGTTAAAAGTGTGTTTTCAGTAACACCATCAATCCCTTTAATATTATCTGTTGTACATCCTTCTATTATTTTAACTAAACCAGCGTTTTGATAGTGGTGTTGAAAATACCAATTATAATTGCCTACACCCACCAAGGTTTTCTTATCTGCCAAATATAGACTAACATCTTCACAAATTAATTGACACAAATCTCGGTCATTTGTGTAGATAATTACTTCTTCGTTTTTACTTCTATTGATGGAGTAAAAAGATAATAAATCATCTGATTCACAATCGGGGTGTTCATATTGACGCAAGAATAAATCTTCAGCGTAAGCTTTGACTCTTAATTTTTGGATTTCGTAGTTTTCGTCGAAGAATTTAGGTCTATTCCTTTTGTATTCAGGATAGTAGGTTAGTCTTAAATAACCACCTCTCTCACCATCCCACATGATAATAACCTTATCTATTGATAACTCTACTATGAGTTTTCTTAATGTGGTGTAGAATTGGAAAATTCCGCCGATATGTACCTCCTTGTAGAAAACATTTTTCGCGCCATTGTAAGATCTTTTTAATAACACATTGCCATCAACAAGAAGTGTTTTAGTTTTTTCTTTTCTTTTAGTTACTTTGAGCCCCGTCATTGTTTGACACAAAATTAAAGGGTTGGACAATAGTTCTTCTTTCTGATATATTAATTGGGGTTGGATTATCGACTAGAATTCTCAACGATATCAACTCATCTTTTATAGTTTGTGTTTGTGTACCTACTAAGTACTCATGAACCAAAACTGATACGTGGTTTTTAATATCATCACCTAGTGTTTGATATATTAATTGTAATTGTGTCCAGTCGATTCTCATTATTTATTAAGTATAAGTTTATTAAATCTATTAGTATATTTTTCGTTTAAAATAATTTCACCATTTTTAATCATTTCTTCTAATTCAGTAAAAGATATCTTTTTAGGTTCCACCATTTTAAATTTAAAACCGTTCATAGAACAAAATTCTTCAGCGTATTTTCTTTTAATACTATTAACTTGTGTATTCCACAGTTTTTTCGGTTTACACTCTATAATGTATTTATTATTTAAGATAAAATCAGGAAAATAATTCCTTTTCTTACCGTCTATTTCGTACTGAATCTTATATTTGTCTTGTTCACCAGACTCCCAATTAATATTAAACCTTTCGATGATATTAATCAGGTAAGATAATTCCAATAAACTTCTAAAATAAAAATCCTTATACCACCCACCCCAACCATTACCAGATTTTTTTGGTGAGGGTTTACCAAACATGGGATTATTTTCACCAGATGATGATAATGATTGTATTTTTTTAAACTCGGTCATCATGTCATTAGCTACTTCCACCCCGTACTTTTCAACCCAGGATTTGTAATAACCCCTATTGTAGTTGGGGTTATCACTACCTTTAAATTTTTCTGACAATTGTTTTCTAAACTCTTCTGTCTTTATTTTGTTGTAATATTCTTTTCTTTTTTCAGAATTTTTAGATGTTTCCACCATTTTTAACATACTGTCTTTGGTATGTTTTTTACCATAAAAGGGGTTTTTATCACCTTTTCTATTACAACTCAAACATGGTGTATTATTTTTTGTGGATTTCATAAAAGACCTTTTATCTTTATATACCATCTCACAATTACATATATGACAATTTTTTATAAACATATATTATAAATATACACCCAGTGTCTAAAAGTCCTAAAAAACTAGTCTTCAAATAATTGATAATCACCTTCTTTATCTTCTTCCAAAGAAAAGTCTGAATCTACTGCCCCCAATTTTTCTTTCCAAAATTCAGAATAGTTTTTCTTATATTGATCCACAGCTTCTGTAGTATCTTCAATATAACCATGTGGTACGGCTATTATTTTACCATCTTTGTAACCTAAACCGTTTATATGGTTTTTTAACACAGATACTTTAGTACGTATACCAAAACTAACTTTCCTTTTATCTTTGGTTGCCATTATATGTGAAATACCAGACTTCTTTTGATTACCGAATAAAAACACTAAACTAGATGCCAACCAAATTGCCTCACCA